CTGATGAAGTAAGAATAAAGGAAGGTCTCCAATGAGTGAGATGGAAGTAAGAAGTTTTGAAGTTCGTTTAGAACCTGAAACTAGAGAAGTAGTTGGAATTGCTGTTCCATATAACCAAGTTGCTGACATTGGTTCGTATCAGGAAAAGTTTGCTCCAGGTGCTATTAGATCTGTTGAGGATGTCAAACTCTTTTGGCAACACTCAGAACCTATTGGCAAGATTCTTGAGGGTAGAGACACCGAGGCTGGATTTGAAATCCGTGCCATGATCTCTGACACTCTTAGAGGCCAAGAGGCTTACACACTTTTACAAGATGGTGTTATCAACAAGTTCTCAGTGGGCTTCATGCCTTTAGAGCAGACCAGAGATGGTTCTCTAGTGACTAGAACATTGGTTGACCTAAAAGAGGTTAGCCTAGTAAGTTTTCCAGCGTTCGCAGGGGCATCTGTCTCCGAAGTTCGCCAGGAAGAAATAACCGTTGCCGAGGTGGTAGCGGATTCAATCCGAACAAAGGAAACCAACATGTCTGAAAACATGGAATTGGACGTCCGTGCTGTTCAAGACGAAGTGGCTGAAATCCGCAGAGAACTTGAATTGGTAAAGACTCCAGCAATCAGCGTTTCAACCGAGGGCAAGTTCCGCTCTCAGGGTGAATACGCAAAGGCACTTGTATCAGGTGACAGCGACGCTGTTGACTTGTTCCGTGCAGCTACATCTGCAGACGTTGCATTACGTCCTGCATTCGTGGGCTTTGTAAACAGCCTAATCAACTCAGGTCGTCCAACACTTGCTGCTTTCAGCATGAGTGCTCTACCTGCTACTGGTCTAAGCGTTGAATACGCAAAGATTAACACCAACACCATTGCTGTCGGTAAGCAGTCTGCAGAAAACGCAGCTGTATCAACTGGCGACATCTCTCTATCAACCGTTTCTGTTTCTGTAAACACTTACGGCGGTTATGTGAAGTTGAGCAAGCAAGCTGTTGAGCGTTCGACTGTAAACTACCTTGATGTAGCATTCCAGGCGATGTCTTTGGCTTACGCAAAGAAAATGAACACTGAGTTTATTGCTGTTCTTGCAGCTCTAACTTGGACTGGTTCTAAAACTGTTGACGCATCTGCTCTAACTGCAACTGGTGTTGCTGGTGCAATCGCTGACGCATCTGCATACATCTACACAAACACAGGTCTATCACCTGAGTTCATTGTTGCTGGTGTAACTGCTTACAAGCGTCTAGTTGGTATCGTTGACACTACTGGCCGTCCAGTAATTCTGCAGACTGGTGCTGGAGACAACAACATTGGAACTGCTGACATTCCTGGACTACGCGGTTCAGTATTCGGCTTGCCAATCATTGTTGACCCTGCTCTTGACGCTAAGACCGCTTACATTGCTAACTCATTGGCTCTAACAACTTACGAGTCTGCTGGCAACCCTGCACGTCTATCAACAACTGATGCAACTACCTTGTCTGATTTCTACTCTGTCTATGGATACGCAGCTTTCGCTGTTCCATTCGAGGGTGCAATCGTCAAGATCAACACAGGAGCCTAATAGCTCATGGCAGTGACGGTGGTGCAGTTTAGAGCGTATGTTGGGACTAAGGAAGTCTCAGACTTTGTTGACTCTTGTTTGGCTTCGGCTAATCAAATGGTCGCTAAGTTTGTTGGTTCCTCCAGAGTTCCCTCAGACGTTCTCGATAGTGCGATTTTATCGTGTGCATCAGAACTGTTCCACCGTCGCTCCGCTCCAAATGGTGTCGCTCAATTTGCAGATTTAGGTTCAGTGGTGAGAATCGCTAAAGATCCTATGAATGCAGCTAGAGAGATGCTCCTACCGTTTACAGGTCCTGGACTGTGACCAACGAGATAACCGTATCTAAAGCGGAATTACAACTAGCACTGCAGAATGCAGGGTTAGAAGTTTTGGACTATGTTCCTGAGCGTGTAGTTCCTCCGATTGTGATTATCTCTGGAGGTTCACCTTACTTGACACCTGAAACTGTAGGTTCTGAGTATCGACTTGGTTTGACTCTAACCTTGGTTGCTATGACTGCAACTAATGAGGAGGCAACTGAGGCTCTTGATGCTCTTATTGCTCAAACGGTTTCCGCTATCGGCGACCTTGGTTACGCTGTTCTCAAATCTGTTAACCCTGCCTATCGTTTGGCAGTTAATAGTGCTGAGTATTTGGCCTCTGATCTAAACCTTGACCTATCCATAACACTCTAAAAGGAGAACCCGATGGCAACATCAACCCGCATTAAAGCAACTAACATTGTTTTCAAAATTGGAACAACTGATTTCAGCTGTGACACAAACCTAGTCGAACTTACTCTTGGCGATGCCTCTGGTGATGTTCAGACATTCTGTGAAGTTCGTCCTGGCGGAGAATGGAAACTGCAACTTGATGGTGTAACCTCAGGCGACACAGCTTCCCTATACCGTCTGCTTTGGGCTAACTTTGGAACTACTGTGGCATTCGTCATTGCACCTAATGGCAACGCTACTGCAAGCACAACTCAACCTCACTACACAGGCTCAGTCATATTCGACCAGTTGCCTCCACTAAGCCTAAACTCTGGTGACGTAGTGAAGTTCTCTGTGACTTTGACTGTTCTGAACTCTGTTCACACACCAAGCACAACTCCTCCTGTTTACTACGGTGTAACACTAAAGACTGCTGCCTAAACAAAATGTCTAACCTTGAAAAAGGTGAGATGGTATCAGTTGAGGGCTTAGGGCTCACTATTCAGGCGATGCGTGAACTTGGTGCTAGTAAAGAGGTTCTAACTGAACCTGGCTACCAAGCTGCGCTAATCCTTATTCAAGCTGCTAAACCTTTGATACCTGTCAGAACTGGAATACTGGCTTCGACTGCGAGACCTAAGCGGACTCAATACGGAGCCAGTGTTCAGGCTGGCGGTAAACGTGCACCTTATGCGAACCCTATTCACTGGGGATGGGCTGTTGTATCTCATGCTCACAGGGGAACACTTAAGCCAGGCACTTATCGAGGCATCAAGCCACAACCATTTTTTCATGATGCATTGGGTTACACTAAAGAGGAGATTACTCAGAATTATGAGAAACTCATGCGAGACGCAATCGACAAACTACCAGGAAGTAAATAAATGACAACCACAGCGCAATTTGATTTCGAAACACTAACTCTTGATGAAGTTGAAACCATCGAGCTTATGACAGGCACATCCATAGATCAACTTATGGACGCAGGTCAGGCTAAAGGTAAAGCTCTAAAGGCCATCATCTTTATCATCAAGAAACGTCAAGACCCTAGTTATACCATTGAACAGGCTGGCAAGATTCCTCTAAAGGATGCACAGGCTTTGTTCTTAGGTGCTGACGACCCAAAAGAGTAATTGCCGAGTCCTCGGCAGAGAGAGTAGCGTTCATGGTAGTCCATGCAGGATTGAGTCTTACTGAGGCTAAGTCCATGACGTTGCGAGAGTTTAGAGTAATTGCTGACAAGTTGAAAGAGAAAGAGTAATGGCACAGAATCTAGTCGTCAATTTTATTGGCAATAACAAACTCTCTAAAACTACTGCAGTTGTAGTCAACGATTTTAAGAAACTTACTAAAGCAACTCAGACTTTGAATGGTCAGATGTCTAAGACTCTTGGAGCGGTTGGACTTGGTTTAGGTTTTGCTAAACTTGCTGGATTTATGAAAGATTCGGCTAAAGCTGCATCTGAGGACATCAAGAGTCAGGCACTATTAGCAAACTCTCTTAGAAACACTGTTAAGGCTACTGAGGGCACTATTGCTTCGGCGGAAGCCTACATTAAGAGAACTCAACTTTCAGCCTCAGTGTTAGATGATGAACTTAGACCTGCTCTCGCCAAAACTGTTTTAGCAACTGGATCTCTTAGTGCTGGTCAAAAACTTTTGGACACTGCTCTGAATGTTTCGGCAGGAACAGGCAAAGGGTTAGATACAGTTACCTCAGCATTGAGCAAAGCCTATAACGGTCAGACCACAGCTCTAAAGAAACTTGTTCCAGGTATCGACCTTACTGGCGATGTCATGGCGAGACTTGATGAAAAGTTTGCAAATGCCTCTGCTACCGCAGCTAAAAATGACCCTTATAAGCGTTTAAGTATTATCTTTCAAGATTTACAGGAAACCATTGGCGTTACTTTACTACCAGCAATCGAACAGTTTTCAACTTATCTAGCAAGTCCTAAAGGTCAAGACAATTTGCAACAAGTTGCAGGTTTATTTAAAGTTATTGGATCCATTATTGTTGATACCACCAAGTTTTTACTTGATAACATTACCGTCATTAAAGCAGTTTTAGCTGCTATCATTTTTGTTAAAATTGCTTGGGGTGCGGTTGCTGGTGCAGTCAGACTTTATACTTTTGTAACTTCACTGGCGACTGCTCAAACAAAACTTTTAAAGGTTGCTCTACTTGGAACTGGCATTGGTGCTATTGCTGTTGCTGTTGGTGTATTGGCGGAGAGTTGGTTGGGTGCAGCTGATGCTCAGGAAACTTATGTGGATGGTGCACCTGTTGGGCCTGAACTTGATTATCTTAATCCTGAGAAAAATGCATTTTTAAATCCTATTCCAGAGACCTCGGATGCTTGGTTGCGATTAGGATACGACAATTACGGTGCTTATCTTTCTGGTTTGAATGAAGCATATTTGGCAGATAAAAATAAAAAATCGGTTGCTGCTCAAAAAATTGCGGATATGTCTAAGGAAATTAGACGTGCTCTTGATAGTGAAATTGGCAAAGTAAAATCTACTGCTGAAAAGTTTAGAGACAGTATCGGTTTGGCGTTTGGAACTTTTGGAAAGGATGAAAACTCTGTCTTTAACATTGACGTAGTTATTGCCAAGATGAAACGTGTGGTTGCAGCTGCTAAGGGTTTTGGTGAGAACTTGGCCAAGTTGAGAAATAAGAAAGTTCCTCAAGCCGTTCTAGACCAAATTGTTGCTATGGGTCCCGCTCAGGGAAACATTGTTGCTAAAGGTCTGTTAGCCTCTGGATCTAAACTTGGCACATTCTTAGGCTTGTCTGAAAGTCTTTATACCACTGGAGCTGGTGCTCAGGCTCAAGCCTCTCTTGCTGGTAATGCTACTTATGAAATCAACATAAATAAAGCTGTGATTACAGCTGCAGACATTATTCGTGAGATTCGCATTTATGAAAAGAAAACAGGTCGAAAGTATTTGGTCAACTAATGGTTTTCAACGTTCAGACTGACCTGTCAATTCAATACGAGTATCCCTCTGGCACTTGGAATGAAATTGTTGCAGACTCTTTTGAAGTAAACATTGACCGAGGAATCATTGTTGAAAATAACGTTTTTGCTAGACCTGACATTGGAACTGCCACTGTCTCTATGATGAAGTCAAGTCTAGCCGATTTGCTTACTGGGCCAGCGTATAAAAGTAATCAGAACTTTAGGATTCGCTATTATGACGGTTCTGTCTGGAACCCTCTATTTGTTGGAATCATTCAAAATGTTGGTATGCAATATGTCTCTGAAACTCGTAAACTTGCTATTCAAATTACTGCCAATGACTTAATGAAAGTGATGCTCAACACTCAGTTATCGTCTTTTAGCATTACTGGAACTACCACTAACAGGTCATTTAAAAACGTTATGGGTCAACTAGGTTCAGCGGTCACAGCAATAGATTCTAGAATTACTTTGACTCAGGCTTTATCCGGTGGAAGTTCTACAACTCAGTGGGCTAACACTTGGATTGACACAGCTTCGGGTGAGATTTTTAATCAACTGCTAGACGCCGAATTGGGCTGGATGTGGGCTGACAAAGAGAATAACATTTTGTATCACACTAGATCAGACATTAACACTCTCCAGGGGACTAGCTGGAACTCGACTAATTTGACCATCTCTAACGTTCATACCTCAGCGTCTTACCATGTCTGCATGGATTCCATTGACTTGACTTACAAGTCAGACGATATTGCTAACAAAGTCAAAGTGACAGAACTCGTAACTGGTATCAGCTCTACCTCAACTAACTCAACCTCTGTAACTGCTTACGGTGCTCAACTGGGTGTCTTTGAAGTAACTTTTGATTATGGTGGTATCTCCACTAGAGGCGACTGGGCTAGTCAGGTATCGGGTGCAGCTACACCTAAAAGAATCAACTCTGTAACCGCTCCTCCAATTAAGCGTGATGGCACTACCTCTGTGATTTTGAACCCTGATATTGGCAGTGCAGTCCAGGTAGAGTTTGCTTCCACAGGTTTACCGACACTGCAGGAAATCTGTCTTATCACTCGTATTGGGCATACTATAAATGCGGATCACTGGGAAATGAACCTTGGACTCTGGAAAGGTATTTGATGCCTGATAACATCTGGATACTCCTCTCAGGGCTCCTAGGAGGCACAGGACTTTCAACCTTACTGAAATACCTATCTACTCGTAGAGGGCAGTCTATCAGCGTTGAGGAGCGTCTAAGGGCTGAAATGTTCGAGCAGTTGGATAAACTAAAAGCAGAGATTGACGCTTTGAAAGTAGATTTAGATTTATGGCGTGACAAGTATTTGAGTCTCCATAAAGAGCATGTAAAACTAAAAGCCGAGTTCGACAAACTAACAAAGGAATAAGCAAATGGCAAAAGAGCCTGTATTAGCACCAAAAGTTACCACCTGGATCAACGTAGAGATTCTGGATGAACCTGTATTTCCGTCTAATGACGTTGCACCTGTTGAGGAGCCTGTTGTAGAGGTTACAGACGTTGAGTGAGACTTACACCATTACTGATGGCCAGTTTGATTTGTATGTTGTTGCTGGCTCCACGTTTCCTAGTGTCTCTGGGGATTGCTCGTTTTACCCTACTGACAGCGATGGTGTTGCATTTCCTTTGACTGGTTGGACTGCCAAGTTACAGGTTAAAGAGAACCCGTCAACCACAGCTCTTATTGACATCACTCCGACAGTGAACACGTCAACTAACTCTGTATCATTTTCGTTCACACCTGCTCAAACTGCGACTCTAACTAAGACCGATTATGTCTGGGCTCTTGAACTTACTCAAACATCCACATCTAAGGTAATGACCTTGGCTCGTGGTCAAGTGGAAGTCACTCCAGAAATAGTCAAATGATTGTAAATGTTGTAGTTGCTAGTCCTCCATCAGTTAAGGTGGTTGTCCCTGATTCTATTTATGCGAGAGTGTATTTTGCTAGGGGAGACCAAGGTCCTCAGGGTTTGACTGGGGCTACTGGTGCTACTGGTGCAACTGGTGCGACTGGTGCTACTGGTCCACAGGGTATTCAGGGTATTCAGGGTGCTACTGGTTCTACTGGTGCAACTGGTCCTCAAGGTATTCAAGGTGTCAAAGGTGATACTGGTGCGACTGGTGACGAGGGTGACAAATACCACACCACATCAACTACATCTTTAACCCTTGCTAGCAATGGAACTATCACACTTATTACGGTGGATAAAAACTTAGATTACTCTGTCGCTCAAACAATTATTATTGCTTACGATTCCGCTCATCACATGCACGGTGAAGTTGTCTCCTACAATCCGACCACAGGTTCTCTAGTTGTAGATCTAAAAAATAAAACTGGCTCTGGAACTTACTCTGCCTGGACTGTGAACTTAGATGGTGCTGTCGGTATCCAAGGTCCTCAAGGTGACATCGGAGCAACAGGTCCACAAGGTGCTACAGGTCCAACAGGTCCAACAGGTCCTACAGGTGCTACTGGTCCACAAGGTCCTACGGGTGCTACGGGTGCCACAGGCGCAACTGGAACTACTGGAACCTCAGCGACTATTGCTGTCGGAACTGTTACTGCTCTATCCGCTGGAGCAACACCTACTATCACAAACGTTGGAACATCCTCAGCTGCAACATTCAATTTTGGAATACCTGCGGGAGCAACGGGAGCAACAGGAACTGCGGGAACTAATGGAACTAATGGAACCTCTGGCGTTATTTCTGTTACTGCTCCTATTACTAATTCGGGCACGTCTTCATCAGCTGTATTGGGCTGGTCTCCAGTAACCGCTAAACCTACAGGTCAAGAATATGTGCTCACTACAGATAGAGTTTTTGATTTCACTGGAGCCGTCGGTGCTCAAAGTTTATTTACTGGAACTATGGGTGTTGTTTTAGACGCTGGGTTATGGGAGGCAGAGTTTGAGGGCGTTATTGGACAGACCTATAACACAAGCACAACGGTAACGGGAAGTTTTAGCATGGGTTATCAAACCGTATCAGGTTCTCCTACTGTGACTATGCGTTCAGATTGGGTTTACTATCAAGGTACGTCTGCAAATAGCACTGGTTCTGCATCTATGGGTGGTTCTGCCAGCTCATTTCAGGTCACCGGTGTTATTACCGCAACTACTCTTGGAAGTAAGTATGTTCGTCTATGGTATAAAGCTAGATTCCGTGTAACTGGTTCTGGTTCGTCAATTCGTTTCTATCCAACATTAACTAACACCGCACTAACAGACAATCCATTTTTCATTACTGCTAACAGCAAATTCAGGGTTGTCAAGGTAGATGATTCATCCTCTGGCACAGGAAACATGACGGTCGTATCATGACAACTCTTATTCATCCGCTTAGCCCTGCTCACATCAACGATCTGTTTGGCACTCATTCAGAGCAACGTAAAGCATTAGGGTTAGGGCCTCATCGAGGCGTTGACTACACTGTGCCAGTTGGAACACCTTTAAAGGCTGTCGGACGTGGAACTATTGTCAAGGTTTATCATTCAAACATTCTTGGCCATGTAGTTGAGCTGCGAACTTATGTTACTGCCGAAAAGGTTAGAGTCTTTGCTTACTGTCATTTAGATAAAGTTGAAGTCAAAGAGGGTCAGCAAGTAAAGCAGATGGACATTATCGGTCATTCAGGTAATTCTGGTTCAGCTTCATCTGGACCGCATCTGCATCTCATGTGTGGCAAAACTGAGCATCTAGCAACCATGCCAGTTGAGGACCCGTTATTGTGGTTGCCTAAGTTAGGAAAAAAATGAACCCGATTCTACAAAGTTATCTCCGCTCCCTCCTGGCAACAACCTTAACTGCCATCTTTGCTATAGGTAAACTGCCATTCTTATTTGACTCTCAGGACTGGTTGACTGTCGGAAACGCTATTTGGATCTCTTTTATACCTGTGATGATTAGGTTGCTAAACCCTAAAGACACGCTGGGCACTAGCAATAAATCGGAGTAATGGCATAGAGTAGTTCTATGACTATCGACCACCAGATAGAGGCACTTGGCGTTGCCAAACTCCTCGGCTATTTTGAGCATGATTCTCTGGATTGGCATAACGCTCGAAAGGGCGTCGCTGGTTCACTTGTAGGTTCTCTTATGGGCCACAATCCTTGGCGTTCTGCTTACACTGCCTACTATGAATACTTGGGTGAATTGCCTAGAGATTCTAATGGTCCATCTATGGCCATGAAACTTGGCACCGTATTTGAGAAACCTATTCAAGACCTCTGGGTTGAGGAAAACAAAGACTGGCTTACAGCTCATAACACTGGCACTTGGCAGTCAGTTGCTAACCCGATGTTCAAGGCTAACCCTGATGCTTTTATTGAATGGACTGACGGTTCTCTAGGTATCTTGGAAATCAAGTTTTCACGCAACCCGATGAATGAACTACCTCCACACTATCTAGATCAGGTCATGTGGTATCTGCATGTCTTAGGTCTAAAGCGTGGTGTTCTAGTTGCTGTTGCTAACGGTGAATTGGTTGAACATGAAATTATTTACGATGCCGATTATGCAGGTCAGTTGGAGGCTAAGGCTATTGAGTTCCTAAAGTGTGTTGAGTCTAAGACTGAACCTGAATGGGATGGAAGTAAGTCAACTTATGAAACTGTTAGGACGCTCTCTGAGGGTATCTATGATGGTGACATTGAACTGGGTGAACTCTACCCTGCACTGATTCGTGCTAAAGAGGAGTTTGATTCGGCTGACGCTTCATTGACGTTGCTGAAATCTAAAGTGCTTGCCATGATGGACGGT